AATGTAAATGGTAATGGTAATGTAAATGGTAATGGTAATGTAAATGGTAATGGTATATCACCTAACGGTGGTGTATATAATAGCGCCGCACCCGCCGCCGTTGACGTAGAACTTTCCAAGATCGTCCAGCATTATCAGCAGGCCGTTGGGGACTTCCCGCGCTCTGCGCTGGACAAGCTGCAGAAGTGGAGGCAGGAGTACAGCACAGAGATGATCCTGCTGGCGATTGACAAGGCCACAGAAGCCGGGAAGCGCTCATGGAACTACATCAACGGCATATTGTCCGGCTGGAAACGAGACGGGATACGCACCCCGGGGGACGTGGAAGCCAACGAACAAAGCCGACAAGCCAGACCGCGAGGAAAGCAGCCAACCGAGACCGTAGACGACCAGCTTGCCCGGGTGCTGGCAAAGATGGACAGAGAAAGAGGGTTTGAGACATGACACGGGAAGACGTGGCAAAACTGATTCGCATGAATTTTGTGCTGTACAAGCTGGGATCTAAGCCACTGACCGATGAGGAGATGCAGACCACCATCGATGTGTGGACGTACCAGTTTGGCGACTATGACGGCGATACTGTCAAGCGGGCTTTTCTGGCGGCAAACCGGGTATGCGTTTATCCGGTCACGGTGGCCGACATCTTCAAGCAGCTTTCCCAGTGTCTTGACCCGTCCGCTGAATGGGAAGCTCTGGCTGTAGCGGCACGCAAGGCACAGACATTTTTGAGCTGGCGAAAGTTCCCGATGGTGATCGGCATTGACGAAAAGGGCGGGCTGCTGCGTAGTGACGGGCAGAAAGAGTTGCAAGCCCTGTATGACCAACTCCCCCCGGCGGCAAAATCCTATGCCGGAAGCGTTGGAGGGCTTTCAGAGCTGGCTGAAATGCCGGACCTTACATACCGCCGTGCTGAATTTTTGAAGCAGGCGCAGGCCGATATCACCACCGCCCCCCGTGAAGCGGCAAGGCTGCGGGCGAGTGAACCGACAAGGAAGGAGATTGAAAAATGAGCGAATTTATCGACCGCGAAAAAGCCATCGCAAACATCAAAGCGGCATATTGCTGTGGCTGCGAAAATTACAACGGCGTAAGATGCCGAGCGTGTCAGATTATGGACGCGATGGATGTGCTGGAAGATGAACTGGCAGTCGTCCCAGATGCCCAGCGCTGGCGCAAGACCGCAGAAGAGCCACCGACTGAGGCTGATGCAAATGAAGACGGCGACGTCCTGAGCATCAACAACAACCCCAGCGACGGCTTCATAACAAATTGGCCGTGGAACATGGTGGCAGCTTTCCCGGAAAACCTCCCGGTCTGGATGCCCATGCCTAAACGGCCGGGCGAACACCCCAAAAAGCTTTACTGGCGTGAAAAAGCATGTGCGACAATTTGCCCCGTTTGCGGGTATGAATGCAACGATGATTATTACCTTGACAAATTTTGTCCCGGATGTGGAACACGCCTTTGGTTTAACGAGGAGGAAGCCGAACATGACCAACCCGACATGTAAAGACTGCCCCGACCGGCACCCGATCTGCCACGACAGCTGTCCACGGTACGCCGAGTACAAGCGCCAGCTGAAGGAGCAACGTGCATACACGAAAACCAAGAATGCGGCGGAGTGCATCAGCAAGAACGCATTCAATCAGGAATTTTGGATGGGAGGAAGAAAACGGTGAAAGTGCTGATTGCCTGTGAGGAATCGCAGGAGGTGTGCAAGGCGTTTCGGGCAAAAGGCCACGAAGCCTACTCGTGCGATGTACAGGAGCCGTCTGGCGGGCATCCTGAGTGGCATATTCTCGGTGACTGCCTAAAGGCAATCGAGGGGGGCAGGTCGTGACCATGGACGGCGTAACGCATGATGTGCCCCGCTGGGATATGATTATTGCATTTGTTCCATGCACCAAGACAAGCAACGCAGGAGCACGGCACCTGTACAAGGGCGGCAAGCTTAATCTTTCCCGGTATTATGAGGGATTGTGCGGCAAGGCGCTTTTTCTTGCCGTGTGGGCGGTAGATTGCGAAAAAGTGGTGATTGAGAATCCTACCCCCAGCAAGATTTTTGATTACCCAAAGCCTACGCAGGCAATACAGCCCTATGAATATGGGCATCCCTACAGCAAGAAAACGCTACTGTGGGAGCGCGGCGTGCCGCCGTTGCATCCGACAAACATTGTAGAGCCTACCGCCACATGGTGCCCGTCTGGCTCCTATTCGCACAAGCATGGTGAGCAGCACAAGGGCATGTTTACCACTGACCGCGCAAAGAACCGGGCAAAAACATTTCCGGGCGTTGCAAAGGCCATGTCCGAACAATGGGGGTGAGCAGATGAAACTGACCCTCTACGGCGACCCGCGCACAAAGAAAAACTCCGCCCGCATCCTCAAAAGCCGCTCAGGCGGGCGATTTGTGGCCCCCAGCAAGGCTTACGTGAATTATGAGACGGACTGCCTGCGGCAAATCAAAAGGCCGCACAGCCCCATCTCTGCCCGCGTGAACGTGAGGTGCGTGTACTACATGAAGACCGCCCGCCGGGTCGATCTGGCGAACCTCATCGAGGCGACCACAGACATTCTGGTGAAAGCCCGCGTTCTGGAGGACGACAACAGCAAGATCGTTGCCGCCCACGATGGCAGCCGGGTGGAGCTTGACCGGAAGAACCCAAGGGTGGAAATTGAGATTGAAGAAATGGAGGAATGAAGCCGCATGAATCAAGTTTTTCTAGTTATAGGTTCAACATTTTGCTACGTTGGTGGTTTTTGCATCGTGATCTTTATTTTGGGCGCGATGACTGAGCTGTGCATCGACATCTGGGACGGAAAGTTTAAGCAAATCTGTCTCAGATTTCAAATCAATCCGGCCGATGTTGCCTATTTGGCTGAAAACAGAAAAGACATTGAAGCGTGTCTTGATAAGCAGCGCGTTCAATGGCCAAAAACGGATACTGCGCCTTCTGGATGGTGGTGCTGTCCAAAATGCGATGCGCTGAATCAATACGTCAAAGACAACGAGTCGGTTGCATACTGCCGTTGCTGTGGACAGGCGGTCAACATGTTTCTTTTTCAGGAGGTGTACAAATGACTCGCACATGGACGCATGACACTGACACGCCAAAGCCAGACAGCGGCGTGGACTATCACACCGTCAAGTCATGGTTTAGGCAGCTTCGGACTATGGACGATCGAATTGACCGTATCCAGTTGGACATCCGGCAGGCGCATGACAAGGCTACGAAGTGCACCGCCAGCATGACCGGAATGCCAGGCGGATCCGGGCACGGAGACAAAATCGGGCTTTGTGCCGAAGAAACAGACGAAAACGAGCGCAAGATGCAAGAGCTGAAAGCCGAGCTCGAAGTTTTGCGGATGGAAGCAAAGCGCCGAATCAAGTACATTGCAGGCACCAAAAGCAGCGACATGATGCAGGCATGCTTGTATGGCTACTATGTCCAGAACCAAAAGCAGGTCGTTGTGGCCCGCAGTCTTGGTCTGCCAAACGAAAACCGCGTGTCTTTGTATGTGCGGGATGGATGCAAGCAACTTGCGCAGATTTGGCACCAATTTATGTAATTTTCTTACATGTTGTCGTTGTTGTTGTTACATGTGAGATGTGGTAAAATTGATATAAGCGGAACCGCCGAAAGCGGTGAGACGCTTGCCACGCAGCCTCCGAAACGTGTCCCTTCTTGGCATTTTCCTCCTTTTCTGCTTGCAGGTACCGGGCTTTGCTCTCTTCACGTTTCGCGGGCTGCTTCTATGCGATACACTGACACAAAGGCAGCCTGCCGCTCATGAGAGACAGGAGGCGGTTCGATTCCGCCGTATCGCACCGTATGGCGCATGGACTAGACAACCCGCAAGGTCGCACGTGTAACCTCCCGTGCCAAGAAAAGGCCTTAGAATCCTTGCCAAGGTGTAGCTTTCCTGACAGGATGTGCGCCAACCAACAGCCCCGGCGGCGAACCGGAGCTGTTTTTATATGGCCGCCTGAGCGCAGTTTGGAGCGCGGCGCGTGTGTGTAGACACGGCTGGTTCGATTCCAAGGGCGGCTTTTATACTCCAGTAGCTCAAGTGGTAGAGCAGCGGTCTCCAAAACCGCATGTTGCAGGTTCGAGCCCTGCCGGGAGTGCTTGCGCGCCCTATGAGGGGGCCGCGCAATAGCGGGGCATCTGGCCGCGAAAGTTCCAGATGCAGCAGTGCCCACCGTTTGACGCCTGTCCAACGAACTGAATGCACGGGCGCTGCTTATATGCCGTCATAGCTCAACTGGCAGAGCGCCGCCCATTTAAGGCGGGACAACGTTGGTGACACCACGGGAACATCACTGCACAGCCAACCACTGCGCACATCTATTCCGTGGGTGCTGGTTCAAATCCAGCTGGCGGCACATTCGATATTTTGACCGTTCGGATTTCCGGACGGCTTTTTATTTGGAGAAAAAAGATGATTCAGAAAGAACTGCTGAAAATGCCGGTCTCAGATCTGGTGCCGTATGAGAACAACCCGCGCGTGATCTCCCCTGCAGCTGTAGACGCTTGCGCTGAGAGCATCAAGCAGTGCAGCGCACTTGATCCCATCGAGGTTGACGAAAACAACGTCATTCTCAGCGGTCACACCCGCCGCCTTGCGTTGATGCAGCTCAATGTGGACATGGCCGACGTGGTGCGCTACACCGGCCTGACGGAAGAGCAGAAACAGAAATACCGCCTGCTGGCGAACAAGACCGGCGAAATGACCGGCTGGGATTTCTCCAAGCTGGAACGGGAGCTGCTTGAAGTCGATTTTGGCGACTTCGACTTTGATTTTGACATTCCGCAGGACGATGATGCCGGCGTATCCTACATTGACAGCCTTATGGAGGACGGTTTCACAAAGGCTTCGGAAAAGAAAGAATTTTCCGTGACCTTCACGTTCCCCGTTGAGTGCGAGGAAGAAATCAAGGGATACATCAGCGAGAACACGAAGGAGCCGCTTGAAAAAGCCATCTTGAACTGTATTCGCGGCGTTATGGAGGATGAAGATGCCTAACTGCGGGTCGCAATGCTGGTTGTGCGATATGCCTATCCGTTTCGACACCTACAAGGGATGCACGCACGGCTGCAAATACTGCTTTGTGCAGCGGAACGGAAAGTATGACATCAGCAAGGTGCAGAAAGGTGAAGGCGTGAAAGCCCTCATGAGCTGGATTCAGGGAAAGCGAACGTCTGAGACCAACTGGTGTGACTGGAATATTCCGTTGCACTGGGGCGGCGTGAGTGACCCGTTCCAGCCGTGTGAGCACTACTACAAAATGAGCTACAATGCTCTGCGCGTCTTTGCTGAAACCAAATACCCCTTTGTTGTTTCGACAAAGGGAAGGATCATCGCAGAGCCTGAATATCTCGAACTGCTGAGAAAGTGCAACTGCGTTGTGCAGATTAGCATGGTGTGCAGCAGTTATGACAAGCTCGAAGAAGGCGCACCATCGTTTGAAGAACGTCTGGAAATTGCGAGAAAGGTTGCTCCGAATGTGAAGCGCCTGATCGTCAGGATTCAGCCGTACATGCATGAGGTATACGGAGAAGTTTACGAAAACCTTGAAAAGTTCAAGGCTGCTGGTGCCTACGGCGTTATTGTCGAGGGCATGAAGTTTGCAAGCAAAAGACCGGGCCTTGTGAAGGTTGCAGGCGATTATACCTATCAGAAAGCCCTGATCGAGAGCGATATTCTTAAGCTGAAGCAGAGGGCGCATGAACTTGGCCTTGCTCTTTACAGCGGAGAAAACCGAACAAGAGAACTGGGAGACAGCCTTTGTTGTTGCGGTGTCTCTGACCTTCCCGGATTCAAGGTGAATGAGTATAACCTGAACCACCTGCTTCATGGTGGGAAGCCCGCAAAGACCACTCAGATGCAGAAAACCGGGACAGCGATGTGCTTTCAGTCGCTGTACCAGAACACAGCCAATTCCAGAAGGCTCAGAGGGGAAAGCTTTGAAAGCGAAATGCTCAACGTCTACAAAACGAAGCGTGACTATGTGAACGAGACCTTTGGTCTGAAATGAGGTGATCTGCGATTGGCCGCAAAGGTAAGTATGAGCAGTGGTTAGAGCCGGAAGGGTTGACGCTGCTTCGTGGATGGGCTAGAGACGGCCTGACGCAGGAACAGATAGCTCAGAACATGGGAATACACCGCGATACCCTGAATGAATGGAAAAGCCGATTTCCCGACATTTCCGACGCTTTAAAAGTAGGGCGGGAAAACGCTGATTACATTGTGGAAAATGAGCTGTTCGAGAGCTGCAAGACACGCACCGTGACCGTAAAAAAGCCCATCAAGCTGAAAAAGGTCATGGTGGATGGAAAAAAGCGGCTTGAAGAAGAACGCATTGAGTATGCGGAGGAACAGGTTGTTGTGCCTGCAAACGTCACGGCCCAGATTTTTTATTTGAAAAACCGGAAGCCAGACAAGTGGAAGGACAAACCGCAGGAGAACACGACCGAAGCCCAGAATAACGACATGCATACGCTTGCAGATCTGCTGCAGCGGCCCGTGCCTGACCGCGATATCAAGGATTTTGAGACATGAACATCCCTGCACCTTTTTCACAAAACCAGATGCGTTTCTTCTGGAACTGCTTCGACCACTGGTTCAATGTGGCTGAGGGCGGCAAACGCGGCGGCAAGAACGTGCTTATTACTATGGCCTACTGCACCATTCTGGAAAAGCATCCCAGCAGAATACACCTCATTGCGGGCGTATCCACTGCGACGGCCAGGCTGAACATTCTGGACTGTGACGGCTTCGGCCTGAAAAACTATTTTGAGGGCCGCTGCCGTGAGGGCACCTACCAGAACCGCGACTGTCTGTACATCCAGACTGCCACCGGTGAAAAGGTGGTGCTGGTGTCCGGTGGTGGCAAAGCCGGTGACGAAAAGCTGATCAAGGGCAACACCTACGGCACCGCGTACATCACCGAAGCCAATGAATGCAGCGAAACTTTCATCAAGGAAGTATTCGACCGTACCCTGTCCAGCCCGGACAGAAAGGTATTTCACGACCTGAACCCCAAGGCAGAGGGTCACTGGTACTATGAAAATATCCTGAATCTGCACGAAAAGAAGCAGAACGAGAACCCAGAATACGGCTTCAACTATGGGCATTTCACAATTGCCGATAACATGAGCATTTCGGACGACCAGCTCCGGGCTGTGCTTGCAACCTACGACCGCAGCACGGTCTGGTATGCCCGTGATATCCTCGGTAAAAGGAAAGCTGCCGAGGGCCTTGTATACCCTTTCTTCTCCGCCGGGCAGGACACCTACCTCTTTCACGGTGATGCTTCCCACATCGATGGGCAGTTTTACGTGTCCATCGACTACGGCACGCACAACCCCTGCAGTATGGGCCTGTGGGTCATTCATGATGGCAAGGCCCTTAATACTTTTTTATAGTATTTATCCTGTTTCTCC